GGGTTACGACGAGGAGGACGTCGACCGGCAAGCCGCCGCCGACAACGCGCGGGCTGACTCCCTCGGGCTGACCTATGACTCCGATCCCCGCAAGACCACTTCCAACGGGCAGCGAGTGGCCGAGCCGGAGGCTGTAACGCAAGTCCAATGACGCATCTCCCGCATATCGCCTCGCGCGTGTTCAACACGCCGCTGATGATCGATTCGAAGAAGCTCGCGGCGATCCTGGCTGTGCTGGCTCCGCGCCTCGGCCTGGAGCCGCCCGCCGTGGACGCGGCACTGTTCACCGAACAACGGTCGCGGAACCCTTACGCCGTCACCGACGCCGGTGTCGCCGTCATCGAGGTCTCGGGCAGCCTGGTCAACCGCGCCTCCGGGATGGACGCACAATCCGGGCTCACCTCCTATGAGCAGTTGGGCAACGAGATTCTCGAGGCAGCTACCGATCCGCAGGTCCGAGGGATCCTGCTCCGTTTCGACAGCTACGGCGGCGAGGCCAACGGCGCCTGGGACGTGGCGAGCCTCATTGAAAAGGCCGCGGGGGTGAAACCCGTCTGGGCCTCGGTCGACGACTGGGCCCTGAGCGCCGGCTATCTGCTCGCCTCGGCCGCTGACCGCATCTGGGTCACCCGCACGGGCGGCGTCGGCTCGGTGGGCATCATCGCCATGCATCTCGATCAAAGCGGCTGGGACGCGGCGAACGGCCTGCGCTACACGACGATCTTCGCCGGGGCCCGCAAGAACGATTTCAACCCGCACGAGCCGCTCTCGGAGGGCGCCCGCTCGGTGCTCGTGGCCGAGGTCGACCGGCTCTACGGCATGTTTGTCGATGCCGTGGCGCGCCGCCGGGGTCTGAGCGCCGCGGCCGTGCGCTCGACCGAAGCCGGCATCCTTTACGGCGAGGACAGCGTGGCGCAAGGCTTCGCCGACCGCGTCGGGACGTTCCGCGAGGCCCTGGCCGCGATGACTGAGTCGTTGTCCAAACCCAAGTCCACGAAAGGAGGCACAACTGTGTCTGAAGCAACCCAGGCGGCCGCGAGTCCGCCCGTTCCCGATCTCGCCGCGATCGAGGCCCAAGCCCGCGAGCAGGGCTACGCCGAGGCAGCCGAGATCGTCGTCCTGTGCTCGATCGCCGGCCGGCCCTCGCTTGCCGGCGACTTTATCAGCCGGCATCTGTCGGCGGCCGAGGTCCGCAAAGAACTGCTCGCGCTGCGGGCCGAGGTCGACAGGGAGGAGATCCGGTCCCATGTGCTGCCGGAAGCCAGCACCAAGCCCGCGCAGAACCTCGAGGAGAATCCCGTCGTCAAGGCCTGCCTGGCCTTGGCCGGAGGGAAAGGAGCGAAGTAACCCATGCCCGTTCAATCTGAATCGAACTACCTCGGCGACTGGCTCAAATTTGAAGAGGACAACCTCTACAGCCGCGACGAGGTCACCGTCGCGAGCGGCCAGAACCTCGCGACCGGCGCGGTCATTGGCATCATCACCGCCAGCGGCAAGGTGACGCAGCTTGCGCCGGGCGCAAGCGATGGCTCGCAGAACGCCGCCGGCGTGCTGCTGCATCCTGTGGACGCGAGCGCCGCTGACAAGCCGGGCGTGATCATCGCGCGCCATGCCATTTGCTCGGACAAAGGTCTGGTATGGCCTGGCTCGATCACCGGCCCGCAGAAGACCGCCGCCATCAGTCAACTCAAAGCCCTGGGCATTCTCGTCCGGGAAGGAGCTTAATCCATGCCGATGCTCAATCCATTCGCCACCGATGCCTTCAACATGGTCGCCCTCACGGCGGCCATCAACAAGATCCCGAACACTTACGGGCGCCTGGAGCAGTTGAACCTGATGCCCGCCACCGGTGTCCGGACCCGCACCATCATCATCGAGGAGATGAGCGGCGTGTTGAACCTGCTGCCCACGCAACCCGTCGGCGCGCCCGGCACCGTGGGCACGCAGGGCAAACGGAAGGTACGGTCGTTCGTCATCCCGCACATCCCGCACGACGACGCCGTGCTGCCCGAAGAGGTCCAGGGCATCCGCGCCTTCGGCTCGGAATCGGAGACCGAGGCCCTGGCCGATCTGCTCGCCCTGAAGCTCCAGAACATGCGCAACAAGCACGCGATCACGCTCGAGCACCTGCGCATGGGCGCGCTCAAGGGCGTGATCCTCGACGCCGACGGCTCGGTGCTCTACAACCTTTACACCGAGTTCGACATCACGCCGAAGACTGTCAATTTCGCGCTGGGGACGGCTTCGACAGAGGTGCTTCTGAAGGTGCTCGAAGTGAAGCGCCACATCGAGGACAACCTCAAGGGCGAGTTTATGACGGGCATCCTGTGCCTGTGCTCCGCCGGATTCTACGACGCCTTCACGACGCACGCGAAGGTGAAAGAGGCCTTCCAGTACTACCAGCGCAACCAGCAGCTCGGCAACGACTACCGCGCGGGGTTCACCTTCGGCGGCGTGACGTTTGAGGAGTACCGCGGCCAGGCGACCGACGCCTCGGGAGCCGTGCGGAAATTCATCGCCGACGACGAGGCGCACTTCTTCCCGCTCGGCACGGCCAACACCTTCCGGACGTTCTTCGCGCCGGCCGATTTCAACGAGACAGCGAACACCCTCGGCCTGCCGCTCTACGCCAAGCAGGAACCGCGGAAGTTTGGGCGCGGGACCGACCTGCACACCCAGCAGAACCCGCTGCCCATCTGCCTGCGGCCCGAGGTGCTGGTCAAGGGGACGAAGGCCTGACGATGAGCGGCTGGGAAGCGGTGGTGAGCGGATTGGACGCGGCCGTCGTCCAGACGTTCGGCCGCGAGGTCCTCTACTTGCCCGAGGCAGGCGGCGCGGCGACGGTCCGTGCGGTGTTTCAGCCGGCGCGGGAAGCCGAAGACGCCTCGCCGGGCGTCTATGCCGTGCTGTTCGTCCGGTTGGCGGACTTACCTGCGGCACCCGTGCGCGGGGACGAGGTCGAAATCGACGGCGTCCGCTACAAGGTCTTCGACGTCGAGGCTGACGCCGAGGGCGCCGCCGTGCTCCGGCTGCGTAAGGCCAACTGACTTCCGGAAAATCTTCCGGAAGTCGGACTTCCGCCAGATCTGGCGGAGGTGGGCGACTTGTGGGCAATTGCGCACAAGTTCTCTGAGGCGATCGATGCCCAGCGTCCGTGTCTACCAGAAGAAGCAGTTACGTCTCGATCTGCTCAACTTCCGGCAGCGCCAGATGTATGAACTGGGCGCAGCGGGCGTCGCAGCAGTGAAGGCCCGGCTTGCCGCGGCTCAGGGCCCAGAGGATACCCCGGCCAAGCCGCTCACCAAGCGCTACGCGATCTGGAAGACCCGGAAGGGCAAGGGCAACCGCCGGGATCTGACATTCTCAGGCGACCTGCTGCGCAACTTCCAGGTCCGCACGGTCAGCGAGAACCGGGCCAAGGCCAACGTCTCGACCCGCAAGGACCGGATCAAGGCCTGGGCCAACCAGAAGCGCGAGGCGTGGATGGTGTTCTCGCCGAGGAACAAGGCGGCGGTCGTCGAGGCTGCGCAGAAGATGCTGGAAGCGATGACGCCCCGTCTGCTTGTGGAGCGCGCCCTGGGAGGGAAGCAACGATGATCAACCCAGCTGAACTCGTCGACAACCTGGTCGCCCTGCTGCGAGACATCCCGGAACTGGTCGCCGAGATGGAGGGCGACGCCGAGCGGATCTTCGCCTACCACGACCAGTATCCGAAGCGCGCGAGCCTCGCGGCGGCAATCCACGAGATGCCCGCGCCGGGAGTCATGGCCGCCTGGCAGGGCACGCAGCCATCGAGTTTCGGCGGCGTCGATGTCTGGCGGCATCAGGTGACGCTCTACCTGCGGGCCCGCGAGACCTTCGACGGAGATCCGCCTTGCGGCTACTACAGGCTGTTCCGGTTGATTACGAAGGGCGTGCCGTCGTCGATGGGCATACCCTTGCTGAACGCAACGGTGCACGGTGCCTGCCACCCGATGGATCTGCCGCTCATCCAGCGGCAGACCGACTCCGAGGGGCTCGACTACTTTGAGGCGCCGCTCAGCTTCATGGAGATGGGAGATGACTGAAACCGTGTTGATGTGCTCGCCCGATGGCGAGGTGCAGGAAGTGGAAGCCACGCAGGCAAAGATCGTGCCGCTCATGGTGCGCGGCTGGCGGCAAGTCACGGAAGAGGAGGTAACGCCTGATGTCCGTCGCGCGGATGCAGGAAATCCAGATCTGCTTCGGTAAGCAGAAGCAGGCCGGCATTGCGACCGCCAACACCGGCGTCCAGATGTGGCAGTTGCGGAAGCTCAATGCCACCCTCGCCAACCCGAAGCTCAACACTGAAAACGACGCCGAAGAGTTCGGCAAGGGCCACGAGTTTCCCACGCAGTCCTTCCAGACTTCCTGGGACGTGAACGGGACGCTCGAGAAGTATTTGGGCGCGGAGATCGGCGCCTGGGCGATGGCGTTCGGCCTGGGGAAAGTAGTCAAGTCGGGCACGACGCCCAACTTCACCTACACCTGCACGCCGCTGTTCCCCGCGAGCGGTGATGCGGCTGAACTGCCCTACTTCTCCTTCGTTGAGCAGATCCGCCCGGGTGCGGGTGTCGTCGTCGACCGGATGGCGGTGGGCTGTGTGGTCGAGGGCTGGACCATCTCGATCGGCTCGGGGCCGGGCCGCGCCAACTCGAAGATCACCGTCGAGTTCGTCGGCTCGGGCAAGTATGTCGAGCCCTCGGGCATCACCATGCCGGCGGCGACGGTCGAGAAACTGCTGCCGTCGGCTTCGCTGGCGCTCTCGATCAACGGCGTCAACTACGTCTCGAACAAGAACATCGTCTCGCTTGAGACGTCCTGGAAGAACAACGTGCGCCTCGACGGCGGCTTCTATCCCGGCGCGGGCTTCCAGACGCCGGGCGATGGCGCAAGCGGCGCCATCCGTGGCCGGCTTGAGTTTGGAAACCGCCAGGGGACGCTGCGCTTCGTCGCCCGCTTCGAGAACGGCTCGACGGAACTCACGAAGCTCAAGAGTCAGACGACGGGCACGGCAGTCCTCGCGCTCACCTACGACGCGAACAACTCGCTCGAAATCACCTGGCACAAGGTCTCCTTCGCCTCGGCCGAGGTCGGTGAGACGGACGGCATCGTCACCGTGGCGGTCGAGTGCCTGCCTATGTGGGACGAAACCAACGGCATCGTCTCGGCCGTGGCCAGATGCAACGTGGACGGGATCTGCCAGTAGAGTGGACTCTCATGTTTGACGCAAAGCAACCCATCACCATTCACCTGCGCACGCCCGATGGCGTGAAGTCAATCTGCGTGCGCTTCCCGACCGACGAGGAGTGGATCGACCGCCAGAAGAAGCGTAAGGTCATCGTGAAGCAACTGGGGCGCGGGGTGTCCGAAACGACGATTCCCGACTCGGCAGAAGCCGATGCCGCGCTGCTCGCAAAGATCCGCCTGCCGGAGGAGAGTGCGCCTGAGGTCGATGCCTTCGAAGCCAGTCGCATCATCGAGCAGTTGAGCCAGTCGGACGTCGATGACGTCGTCCAGGAGGGGGACGCCTTCCGAGTGATGCTGCGCGTCCCTGGCGGCTCGGTGGCGCATATCCTGAAGATGCCCTCGGCCAGGGATGTCTTCGAATACCGGCGCGGCTTCGCGCGGGTGCTCGACCTGCCTTACAACCGCCAGGAGTTGACCATCAACCTGGCTCCGGCCGCCGCGCTCTTCAAGAAGCTGCTCGAATCCTCTGAAGGGTACACGGGCGATGTGCCGATAATCCACCAGGCCGTGGCCGTCAAAGCCGCGATCGACGCTCTCGACGGCATGTTCCAGGAGTCCGGCGACCCAAACTGACCAATGGGGAGTGGCCCGAGCGACCCTCCCTGCGGTTCTTGATTCACTGGGCATTCCGGCGACATGAACTCTGCGACCCCGGCCTTTGCCCGGACGCCCCCGACGATGGCGCCCGCTGCGGCCACTGCCCTCTGGACAGACTGGATGCCGCGCAATCCTCCGAGGCGGGCCTGTTGCTGCGGCGCGCGCTCGATCTCCGCGCGGCGCTAAAGCTCGGCGTACGAATTGGCCTCGACGAGATCCGCGCGGAGGAGTTCCGGGCGCTGGTTGTGCTGGAGGAGGAGAGAGAAAGGGTGGACCAACTTAGGCGGGCAGATCGATAGACGGCGCGCCGCCCCGGAGCGCCCAGTACCGCCAAGGCCACGACCGAGCCAGCATCACGTTCCGATAACCCGATTTGCCAATGCGGATCGGCTAACGCTACGCCGTTGATCGAGGGCAATAAGGCTTGTGGGACCATCAGGTGCCGTCAGACACCCTGGCGTAGCGACAAAACCCAAGGTTCAGATACCCTGTGACAAAGGCCGCACACGTGTGAGCCAACGAGAATGGCGGACTGCGCCACGTCATTGATTCTACGGACGCCTCAGGAGTGGAGAGTGAATTGCCTCCCACCACAGGCGAATCTCCTTTGTCCGTGATCAAGAGGCTGCAGTGGATAACCCCGTTCAGCGTCGAAACAACACAGGAGGACGTTTTGTTAATACGAGATGATGGCGTTCGCCACGGGCCTCGATCATTGCAGATTAGATGGGCGTGCCTCGTGCTTGCACTGGTCGCGAACGTGCACGTTGCCTTCGGGCAACGCACCTCATTCGGCTTCATCGGCGGAACCAATCTCACGCGCGATTTCCCGATCTCCAGGTCGATTTTCCTGGACCCAAGCCACCCGCAAGGTCTGACAACATTCGACCTGTTCTCAGACACTCACAGCTTTTTAGCTGGACTGTCCGTAGAGATTTACTTCGGGAAAGGCCTGTCGCTCGAAGGAAATGCGCTACATCGGGCGCTTGAGTTGAAGCGTAGGTTCATTTTGCCTGACGGCGTTACGCAGCACGACGGCCAGTTGTCAGTGAGCACGTGGGAGTGGCCGATTCTGCTGAAGTATCGAACGACGGGGTACGGGGCAGTACGTCCGTTTGTAGAGGCTGGGCCGTCATTTCGCACCCGTCATAACCCAGCTCCCTCCGAGCCATCGCAGGTTGGCGGTACGGTAGGCGCGGGCGCGGAGATTCGCGCCGGCAGGTTTCGTGTGTCGCCGGCGATCCGCTACACGCGGTGGCAGTATGATGGCGATTATCCTCGAATCGCGACCAAGCGCGATCAGATCGAGTTCGTCACTGGGATCAGCTATGCGACCTCGTTGCCGTCTTGGAGGGTTGGCGGCAGAAAATTGCGATTGGGGATAGTGGGAGGAGCGCCGTTCACATCCGGACTCGAGCAATTGGCTGCACCAGAACGGATAGACGAGTCGCAGGGCTACATTGGCGGGTTGGCGGTGGAAGTGGAGATGAACCGGCACTGGTCGGTCGAGGCAAATGGACTGTATCGTCCGTTTCGCGCCAACTGGATCAACTTCGACCCACGGTTCGGGGAATCGCGGTTCGAATTCACTGTTTTGACGTGGCAGTTTCCATTGCTTGGAAAGTACCGGTTTCGTCCTGAGGCGACGATTCGACCGGTTGTGGAGGCTGGTCCATCATTCCGACTTTCCGGTAACCTCAATGGCTACAACCCGTCGCGCTACGGGTTTACGGTCGGCGGCGGCGTTGAAACGGACTACAAGGCGCTTAGGTTCGGTCCCATGCTCCGGTATACACGATGGGCGGCGGACTCGCGAGCGTGGTTCATGAACGCAGGTACGGCGCGAAACCAGTTAGAGCTTCTAGTGTCCTTGACGTTCTGATGACACGGACAGGCTATCGCCTAGCGGGAGTGGTGTATGAGTTCGCGACTCGAAGTACTCCGGCAGCACGCCTGTTCCCTTCTTCTTGGGAAGTAAGCCAAGAACCCCGCGCACGCGCACATCGTGGTGCCATTGGTCACGAACTGTAGACCGATCGTGCACGGACGCAGCGTTACCGCCATCTGACCCGGATCTCAACCACGGACTGCTCCGGCGAATTCTCATGGCCGATAACAGGCTCGAACTCGTCGTTGAAGTCGACACCAACAGGGCCAATGCGTCCATCAAGAGCGTCAACGCGAGCCTTTCCAGCATGGAAGCGTCGGCGGTGAAGACTGCCCGGGGTGCGGCGCAGGGCATCGATGGCATGACCGCCGCGATGGTGAAGGGCGCCACAGCCGGGAACCTACTGGCCGACGCCATCAAGAGCGCGCTCGCCTGGGCCAAGGAGTTCACCGTCGGCTCCGTCATGATGGCTGCCGAGAATGCCAAGGCCGAGGCCTCGCTCAAGGCGCTGGCCAACGCCCACGGCGTGGGAGCGGCGGCAGCAGCCAGGCAGGTTGCCGCGATCGAGGAGATCGGCTTCGAGTACACCGAAGCCGCGCACGCCGTGCAGCGGCTGATCGTGGCCGATCTCGAATTATCGAAGGCGCAAGGTTTGGCGAAACTGGCCAAGGACGCGGCAGCGGTCCAGAACATCGCGGCGGGCGAAGCCCTCGAATCCATCGTGATGGCCATCGAGTCGGGCGCCTCGCGCGGGCTACGGACCCTGGGGCTGTTCGTCGACTTCCAGAAGGAAGCGCAGATCGCCCAGCTTCAGCTCGGACGCGCCCTGACCGAAACCGAGGAGAAGCAGTTCCGCTATAACGCGGTCATCCGCGAAGGCGCGAAGATCCAGGGTGCCCACGCGGCGGCCTCCCAGACGGTCGAGGGACAACTGGGCGCGCTGCGCCGCGAGTTCAACAACCTGCGCGAAGACATCGGAGCCAAGTTCCAGGATGACTTCAAGGCGCTGATTGGCAACTTGCGCGGCCTGGTCGGCTGGCTCCGCGAGAACACCGATCTGCTCAAGAAGTTCGGCGAGGTGGCGCTCTGGGTATCTGGGGTTCTAGCCACCTACGCCCTCGCCGACAAGATCATGGCGCTCGCAAAGTCGATCGCCGCGCTCCAGCTCGCGAGCATCAACCCCTACGCCCTGCTCGCGGTGGGCGTGGTGGGCGCGGGCTTCGCCATCTACTCGCAGTGGAAGGACACCCAGGATCAGCTTCAGGCCCGCTTCGACGAGATGCAGCGCAAGGCGCTGCGCGAGGATCTCTTCAGCGGGCGGACGAGCGTCGATGCGTTGCGCAAGCAGGGGATGACCGATGACCAGATCCGCGAACTCATCAGCGGCAAAAGGTGGCTGTCTGGCGAGCAGCCGTTCGACTATGAAGGGCCCAAGCTGACCATCAAGACGTCATCGGAGCCGGACCTCGAAGCGCTAAAACGAGCGGCCGAGATCCGCAAGCGCCAGTTGGAGGTGGAGCGCGAGAGCGCGCGGGCGCTCGAAGAAGCGCGCCGGCGCGGACTGACGGGTTTCGCGCGGGACATGGCCGAGGTCCAGGAGCAGGTCCGCAAGTGGACTACGTTTGCCGACGAGCGCGGCAACGAGCAGCGGATCGCGCTGACCCGCGCGGCGTGGGAGAATTTCATCGGCGAGCTTCGTGAGCGGCTTGCGAACTGGCAAAAGGAAGTCCAGGAGACCAATCGCAAGAACCTCGCCGAGTACCTGGCCGCGGAGGAAGAAGCCGCACGCCGGCGGCTGGAGATCGAGTCGCATCTCTTCGCACAGCGGCTGGCCTACAACGAGGAGATTGCGAAGCGGAACCTCGATCACCTGGAGCAGATGCTCGGGATTGAAGAGCAGCGGGCCGGGATCGCGCGCGAAGCGCAGTTGCGGGCGCTCGATGCCACGAACGCGCTGACTCTGGAGCAGAAGGTCGCCGTCGAGCAGCGCAAGGCTGCGATCGAGATCGAGTACCTCACGCGGGTCCATGAGATCCGCATGCGGCTGTTTGATCTGGAAACCTCACGGATGATGATCGAGGAAGAGGCGCAACTCAAGCGGCTCGGCTACCGGGCCGACGAGATCCAGGCGAGGATCGCCGAACTCACCGCTCAACGGGATGAGATCCGGCGGTTCCAGCAGGAAGCCACGGATGCCGCGATGCAGGGCGCACGCGAGACGGCGGCAGTCCGCCAGGCGCAGTTGGTGCGCGATCACAACCAACGGATCTTCGATTCCTTTAAGCGCCAAGCTGAAGGCGTCTTCGACGCGCTGCTGACCAAGTCGCAGTCCATCTGGTCTGCCATCGGCAATTCGCTCAAGACCGCTCTCTTGACCGCCATCAAGGACGTGGTCAGCTCGCGCGTTGCCGCGATGCTGATGCAGCTCTTTACTGGACAGCGAGTCTCACTGGCTGGTGGAGGCGCCTCCGGCGGCGGTACTCTTGGCAGACTCGGCGGACTGCTCGGTATCGGCGCGGCGCCGGTCTTCGGAGGAGGCAGTGGGGGTGGTCCCATTCCCGGCGACGCGGCCGGCGGTTGGGGCACGCCTCCCTTCATCCCTTCGAGTGGCGGCGGTGGCTTGAGTGGACTGCTCGGCGGATGGAAGGACTTCCTCGGATTCGGCGGCGGCGTCCAGTACGCACCCGGTAAGGCCGTGACCTGGGAAGCCGCTACGATGGGTCAGAAGCTTTCGGCTCTTGGCCGCTCCAATGCCGCGCTGCTCGGTGGCGCGACGCTTGCGCTGATGGGCCTCCAGCGCGGCGGCGTTTCCGGTCTTGCCATGACCACCGCCGGCGGCGCGATGATCGGCTTCAAGTATGGCGGTCCTCTGGGCGCGGCGATCGGCGCAGGCATCGGCGCCGTCGCCGGCCTGGTGCGGCTGTTCGTCAAAGGCGCGCAAGAGAAGGCCCGCGAGAGGATCAAGGCCACCTACGGGGTCGACATCCGCGACAAAGGCGTGCTGAGGCAGATCGTCGACATCGCCAAGCAAGCCTTTGGCGGCAATCTCGACATGGCCATTAGGAGTCAACAGATCCGCGACCTGGTCGAGTTGTACGCGCTGTCGACTGGCCAGAGTACTTCGGGGCTACCGGCCACTGTGCGCCCAGTGTCACTCCTCCAGCAAGGCGGGAGCCTCTTCCATTCGAGTTCCGGTGGTCTGACGCTGGACCGTATCGGCAGCGGCGCGCCGTCGTCCGCGGCCGGGCCCACGGTGATCAACATCACCGTGCCAGGAGCGAAAGAGTTCTTCGAGAAGGAGACGGTGCGCATGGTGGTGGAGAATCCGCGCGCCGTGCAATCGGCGGCGATGACCGCGACCAAGGCCAGCGCCGGCCGCCGTGAGATGACCGGGCTGCAATTGAGTCCAGGGTTGATCCTGTCGTGACGCGAGCAGAACTCATCGAGAAGATCGCGCGGGCCATCGCGGAGATGGAGGGCTTTTACGTCACCGCCGCGAAGCCAACGCTTGCTCAGCGAAACGCTAACCCAGGCAACATCCGGCAGTGGCGCGACGCGCGAGGCCGGCCTTATCCGACCTATCGCGGCTACGTGGACTTCGTCGCGTGGGCGTCCGAGCGATTTCCCGGCGCCTCGCGCGAGGAGATGAGCCGGCGAGCAATCGAGGAAGGCTGGCGCATCCTGCGCGTGCTGGTCGGGCAGTATCTCGCCGGGCGCTACACGCAGGGCAAGCCGCCGACCGCGGAGGAGATGTTTCGCGTGTACGCGCCCTCGGCAGATGGCAACCATCCGGCCAACTATGCGCGTTTCGTGGCGAGCCGGATCGGCGCGCGCCCGGACAAGAGACTGATCGATCTGGTGACCGTCTGATGCCCGGCTCAGTTCAGAACGCAGTGCCGCTGACGGTGCTGCCAGCGAGCCTCTCGCGCGCCTTCGTCCATGAGCGCGAGTATCCGGCGCTCGACAACGAGTACCGCAACGGCGAATCGCAGCGGTCCGTTCAGGCGACCAACAGCCGCAAACGCTGGCGGCTGGCCAAGCGGCTTACCCCTGTGCAGCTTTCGGCTCTCCGCGATTTCTTCGACGCCCGCAAGGGCCCGGCCGAGCCGTTTTACTTCTACGACCCGTATGAGACCAGCCCGAAGTTCTCTCACGATCCGACGGGACAGGCCGTTGCAGGCCGGTACACCGTGCGCTTCGCCGGCGGCTGGAATCAGTCCATGCTGCTCGGGCGCGCGGGGGTGAATGTCGAATTGATCGAGTTGGCCTGAATCCGCCTAAATCCGACCAGCTTACCGTGAGCGTCGCTCGCTGGACGTTCGATTCAGCTTGAAGATAACCTCACCGGGTCGAACTCCCGGTCTGACTTCGAGCCTTGCCTGCTTTCCAAAGACGATGTCGAAATTCCAGGGCCCTCTGAGCGGGGGGCGGGGATTCACTCGCGCTGGCAAAAGGTCGACGAACTTATCGACTTTCTCCCAATTCGCGTCCACGGTTTCATACGGCGACCAGCCAAGACCTGCATCGCACAATTGCCAGATGAGTCCGTCATCGGTTTGAAAGAGAAGGACAGACTTGCCAGGAGTTGTCGGACTGACAGCGCGGAAGACACCAATGATGACCTCCTCTTTCTTTGGCATACGAGTTTTGGGAAGCGGTTCCATCGGCTCGCCGCGCAAGACTTCATCGAAGCACTGAACCAGCATTGTTTCGGTGATACCGATGCGCGCCAATACCCGCCTGGACACGCACTCAACCTCCTTGTCAAGACGTTGAAATAGGTCGGCAAGCAAATCGAGCTGAAATATCATCTCCTTAACACCCTCTTTACTTGTCAACAGGTGAGCGCATTCGAACCAGAAGTGATGGGCAAGGAAATTCCTTTGCTGCACGGCCGTCTTGAGTTGCTCCAGATTCTCAGGCGTGAAGTAGGAACTAACTGAAGTCACGGCCTGCCCCAGAGTCAGCCTGAATGCTTCACGAAGGTGCTCTTCGGCGCGAGGTCTCGTAATTGGCCCCTCTTTCGGAAGCTTGGAGAGGGCGCACAAGTTGAGCAATCCTCGGCTTAGAACCTCAGCGTAGTAATAAGCTCGGCCGAAACGAGCGAACAGTTCTCGGACTTCATCGGCCTCCGGCCTTTGGCAAGAAGCGCCTTGCTGGCAGTCCATTGCCTCTTAGCATAATGCCCGACTCCATCGGCAACGTCCCGGTCCCAGAGATCGCAGCGTCGGGAGTGTTTCCGCTCACGCCCGATTACCCGATCGAGGTCCGCCGCGAACATGACGTCGCCGTGCATCAGTTCGGCAGTGGCAATGGGAAAGTGGAGCAGCGCATCCTCCTCGGCACCGGCGCGCGGAGATTCACGATTCGCAAGCAATGGCTCCGCGACGCCGAGCGCATCGCCCTGCGCAACTTCTGGGAGACGAAGTACGGCCCATACGGGGCTTTCACCTACAACGCCCCCAACGACAGCGGCACCGGGACCACGCCCGTCATTTGCCGCTTCGCCAACGAACCGCTCTCCTGGGAGATGGTCGCGGACTGGGCCTGCTCGCTTGGCGTAACTCTTATTGAGATCCCCCAGACCGGCCCGTCTTATCCGCTGAACCAGACGGTCCACCGCTTCCCACCCGCCGCGCTCCAAACCGCGCTGCTCTCGCAGGTCCAGGAGATCATCCCGCTCGTTCGCATCCAGCCGCTCGAACCTGGCTACCCTGCCATCCATGTCTCCGACCGGCGATGCACCATCGGCGGCCAGCTTTACCAGGCCCGCGTGGTCGAATTCGACGGCATCTCGCAATCCATCGGAAACGAGTCCGACGAGGCTCAGTTCACCTTCGGCAACGCCGACCGCGTGATGCGGGATCTTGCCAACGACGTCGACCTCTTCCGCGCCCAGATCGCCTTCAGCCTGTACCACGTTGGCACCGGCATTAAGCTCGATCTCTGGAAGGGAAACATCGTGAACTGGACCTGCGATGCGGGTCCGGAGTTCCGCGTCACCGCCGCCGATGGGCTCTACGAGCTCAATCTGCCATACCCGACGCGCAAAATCTCCCGCACCTGCTGGAAGCCCTTCAACTCCAGGGCCTGTCCGTTCGCCTCACAAGGCGCGCTCGATCTGGTGCATTTCCTTAATGCCGATCCCACTCGCTGCGACAAAGGATTCGACACGCCCAACGGCTGCCGCGCCCACGGCATGAACGACTACTACGGCGGCATCATGGCCAAGCCGCAGGGCGTGCGCATCAAGGACAACTCGACCGGCGTCTGGGGCTTCGGCCGCTCGACGCTCACCTCCGTCTCGTTGGTCGCCGACTCGATCTACGATCAGGTTCTGCCAGAGATCTACACCGACTCGCCCATGCCCGTGAACGCCAAGATCGCCATGGGCCGCGACGAGAGCGACTTCTATGCAGCGGTGGGCATCGTGGGCGAAGGCCCGCTGGGCGCTTATGGCACGGGCCACAAACTGGACGGGCAGTTCCACCACGGCTACCCGGGTTCGCTCGGACTGATGACCAGTCTGGGGGCCGACCCGAACCCAACCACCTTCGGCATGGATACCGACGCTGGCCCGGAGCGCGCGGCCGGAACGGCGTTCCTCATGATCCGCCGTTCGGACGCCAAAGGGCTGCAACTCTCGCGGCTGAGCGAGCACGCCATGGAGGCGGTCGTCGCCCAGGGACTGAGCGGCTGGGTTTGGACTTCGCCCGGCGTGCGCGTCTTCGGGCCGCCCCTGACCAATCCGATCTGGATCGCAGTCAACATGCTCCTCCGTGCCCGAGGGCTGCGTCTGGGCGCGGGCGCCGCCACGGAGCAACTCGATTTCGCCGAGACCCTGTTCGATGTCGATGCGGCCATCGCGGCGGCGGCGATCTGTGACGAGCAGGTTTCGAGGCTGGTGGGTACGGGCACGGAAACGCAGTTCAAGTTCCGCGGCGTGCTCCAGGAGGAGAAGCCGCTGCGCGACTGGCTCCAGGAAGTCTTGATGAACTGCCTGGGCTACTACACGTTCGCCAATGGCAAGCTGAAGCTCGGCGTCCGTATGAACTCGTCAGCGGTCGAGGCCTTCACCGAAGGCAACATCCTGTTCCGGAGCCTGCAACTCGCGCCGTTGAGACCTTCGTTCAACCATCTGACCGCCAACTTCGCCGACGAGGACTTCGAGTTCGTTGCGAACTCGATCTCGCTCTACGACATCGACCACGCCACACTCATCAGCGGCGGCGCGGGTCCGCTGTTCCTGAAGTCAACGGTGAATCTCTCCGGCACGGCGTCGAAGTCGCAAGCGGCGCGCATCATCACCGTGCGGCTGCGCGAGGAACTGGGCGGCATCACCTCGGAGGAGTGGAAGAAGGCGCGCCAGATCGGCTTCCGCACAACCGTGCTTGCCCTCAACACCGAACCCGGCATGGTCTGCTCGATGACCCATCCTGACATGCCTGGCGGGCAGGGCGAGTTTCGCGTGACCGGCTGGCGGTTGAACCGGGACTACTC